TGGGGACTTGGCGGTTGCGATGGACGGTGACGGCGAAGGAAGCTGAGGAGGAGGAATGACGCGAGAGCCAGCGTCAGGGACAGCGCCAGGTTCTTGAGGAGGAGCGGTAATCGACGGCACATGGGAGCGGGAGAGGCTTTGGAGAAGGGGGAGAAGGAAAGAGAAATCCATGGAGGGCGGGTGAGTTGGGGCTGCTCCAAAGAGCAAAGGTAGAGGGGCGGCGGGGGAAGGCGTGTTAGCTTGGAAATCTTGGAGGCGGCGGATGATGTGAGTGTCAGCTTGGTCGTTATGCAATTCTGGAAGCAATTCACCCTCATTTGGGGAAGCAATAGGGAGGAAAGAGGAGGTCGGGGAGCGTTTGGAGGCGATGAAGACACGGCGGGCTGCGACAGGAAGCATGCTCCAGACTGGGGCAGTGATAGACGAAAGGGCAGAGAGGATCGAGTTAATGGTGGATGATGGTATTTCCCCGATATTGAGGGCGACTTTGAGGGCGGGGGGAGCGTGGCGGCAGAAGAAGTCGAAGCAGGCAGATTGGAAGGAGACGTGAGAGAGAGGGAGCAAGTTCCACATGGACTGACCGAGGGAGTGGCCGACGGAAAACTCAGTTAAGTAGCTGACAAGCTTGTCCGGGATGGTGCTGTCGTCTATGGCCATGGCGAGTTTCGTGAAGAGGGCAAGAGGTGAACGGCAGGCTCCAGAAGGGCCGACGAAGTAGCCACAGAAGAGGGCATACTTGTCTATCTCAATCTTGAAGCGGAGGGAGAGGAGAGGCTGAATGGACGGCCAGGCTTGGTTGAGGGGGGGAATGGAGTCGATGAGGGAGTCGTCGCCGCTAACCATAACGGCTTCGGAGGTGATGTTGTATTGAGTGAAGAGGACGGCGAGGTTGTAATCAGTGTTGTCGTCGTAAGTTCCAGGTTCTCCGGTGAGGCGCATGCAAGTGAGGGGTCCGAATTGGGTGTCAACGTTGGTTTTCAAATGGACGTGGAGGTCAATGAGGGCTTGGGGGATGGAGAGGCGGTGCATTTTGAGGCGTTCGAGGACAACGGCTTCGCCATGCTGGGACTGGTCGAAAGCAGTATAATCATTGGCGAGGTGAGGTTGGTCTGTGAGATGGTCTTGGCACCATTGTGAAAGTTCGAAGGGGGTGTGGCCGGCGTGGACGTAGATGTTGGAAGGGCGGTCTTGATTGTCGAAGATGCGTTGGTATTTCTTGACTGGTCCCAGGAGGAGGATGACGGCGTCGTGCATGAGGGCGAGGGTCTGGCAAGCTTTCCAATTCCCAAAGATCGAGTTGTCATTTGTCTTGTGTTGGGTCTTGGAGAAGATGCGGACAGCTGACCAACGCCAGTCTGGGTCTGAGCGATTTGCGTTTGCCATGATGACAGATTGGGTCTTGGATGACAGCTGGCAGAACTCGTTGGCGTTGATACATTCAATGAAAAGAGCCTCGTTGAAAGGGATTTCGGAGAGCGGGGAGCGGTGATAGGCTCGGCACAGAGACTGAAAAAGGACGGCCCCGAGGATCTCATCTTTTGGGGAAATGGAGTAAGGGGCGGGTGAGGGTCGAAAGCGGAGACGTTTGGGGATGGAAGCAGGTAGGAGGGTTGGGTCAGATTTTTCGGAGTGGATAGCGGAAGCAACGGAGAATGGAAGGGCGGAGATTTCGAAAGGCTGGTTGAGCAGGGGGAACTGGTTGCTTGATTGATCGCGCCAGATGATTTCCTTCACCTGAGGGTCGTGAGCGGGAATGAATTGTGAGGCTAGGACATAAAAGTCCTCGCCAGGGTAGACTGGAGTATGGGCGGTGGAAGAGGGGCGGAGGTCAGAGCTGAAAGCTGGTGAAGAAACTTGGGCGGAAGGGATATCGTAGTGAAAGGGGCGGCGCGTTTCTGGGAGGAAGTGAGTGGTGATCTGGGGCGAGGCATCAGAGCCGTCGCCGGAGAAGATGCGGGCGGTTTGGAGGACGTCTGATGTGTTGGAGCTTGGAAGGGAAGCGGTGAGAGACAGGACTCCGGGGATGGGCGGGTTTGGGCGCAGAGGAACATGAGATGATCTGGAGACTATTTCAGCTAGAGGACGGAAGACGGGGGCGACGATGGGGTCAGTGGTTTCATTGGAGTGGAGGGAGAAGATGGGAAGAAGGTCAGTGGGCAGTTCAGAGCGAGCGCCACGGAGGGGAGTGACGCGGGAAGTGAGAGGGGCAGTGATGATCTCAACTCCAGTTAGCATGTTCCTGAAGATGTCAGAGAGTGAGATGGGTTGGTTGGCGTGGAAACGGGAGAAGAGGAGATTGTTGCAAGCGGAGTCTGTGCGAATGAGGGAGTGGTCTCCCGAGAAGTTGATGCCGATAGTGGAACGTGTGAGAGCGACTAGGGACATGGAGTGGGACAGCATTCGAGAGTTGCGATCGAGGTGAATGTTGGCTGGGTATTTGTAGGTGGAACCTTGAGAGGACGCGATGGTGACTGCTTTGTAGCCACATTGGCTGATGGTGAGGGCGGAGGTCTGAGAGTTGCACATGATTGTGGCATTTGGGGGCAGCGTTTGATGGAAGCGGGAGAAGCCGGGCTGAGAGGAGAGGGAGCGAACGCCGAAGAACTTAGCGACGCGCTGGGGAATGCGACGGCTCCAGAGGCAGTAAAAGTCGAGGTAAGGGCGGAGATGGCTGATTTCTGAAGGGAGGCGGTGGTTGCTGGAATTGGTGTTGGTGGAGTGGTATTCTCCCTGGAGGGGGTCCCCAAGGACGATGACGAACTGAATGGTGGGGTCAGCGTGGATGGCGAGGTCGAGGTAGCCGCGTGGCATTTTGTATACTTCGTCGATGACTAGCACACGGGCAGATTTGAGGAGGGAAGCTTCCCAGGTGGATATACGCCAAGCAGTAGTGGAGGAAAGCTCGAGAGCCTCTTTCCACTCGCTGCGAAGCTCGGTGGTGGGGACTGAGACCTTGAAAGCGCTGAAGGGGTGGGTTTTGAGCAATTTCTGGACGGGGTAGGACTTGCCGCAGCCAGCGAAGCCGGCGATGTGAACGAGGGAAACGGCGCGGGAAACGGCTATGTCAAGCTGGGCGTCGAGGGCGAGGAATGAGTCTCTGGCTTTGTTTGGATGAAGTGGGTCGACATTAGCCATGACTCCGTCGAAGCCGTTTTTCATGTTGGAAATGAGGTTTTTGGCGCGGCGGACGTTGGTGCGATATGAGTGGACGTGGCGGAAGGGTAGGTGGGTGGAGTCATGGGTGAAGCGAAGAGAGGCGTGAACGAGGTCGGAGGCGGCGCCGGAGAGGCGAACTGGGTTGGAGGCGGGGGAATAGGCAAAGTGACCGGGCGAGCCTGAGGAGTGGGTGATGGTGAAGGAAGCGCGGGGATTACTACTACCGTAGATCAAACGATTCTGGCCGGAGATGATGACGGCTTCGAAGTTGTAGGCGGAGGCGAGGACTGTGAGATGGTCTGTGGAAAGGCCGTGGCGGGAGATTTGAGAGGCGTCGAGGAGGCAGTCAGGGAGATTTTGCTGAAGGGTGAGCCAGAGGTCAGCCGATTCAAC